GTAGTGGACAATACGATATCATAAACAACGTGGTCTATAATTGGAAATATAGGTTAATAAGAATTACAAGTGCAGGCACATACAATGTTATAAATAACTATTATAAACCTTCTAATAATGGATTAAGGCTCCCTGCTTGGTTTGGTACAGGGTCTACTAAAATATATCAACAAAAAATTTCTGCTCATAATGAAACAGAAATACCTTTAGTATATACATCAGGAAATATTGTAACAGGAGAAAGAGAAACCCCTCAGACAGATGATAGAGATATGTGGACAGGTTTTTATGGATCTACAGAAGTTGCAGAATACGAACAAATACCAAATAGGTATTTTGTGACATCCATGTACCCATTAGTAGGTCAATCCTTTGATATAAAATCTGCTAATCAAACTTACATTGATTTACTAGAGGATGTTGGAGCAAATAAAACTTTGAATTCAGATGGTTCTATTTACCCATATCTCGACAGTAAAGACACAAGTGATATATTAATGATTAAAGATGATACATATTCGGGTAATTTTTATAGTGAAATATCAACCATTCCTTATCCTGTTGTTCCTGAGAACACACGTCCTGCAAACTTTTATATATCAAATCCTCACATACCGGAAGATTACTTCATACGTAGAGGTGTGATGAGTGATTCCAATAGTCACAACTTAGTTATGGCTAGTGGTTGTACGCTAATGGAAGAGTATCTGAATGAAATTGATGGAGAAAGTGTAATAACAAATGTAGAAAATGTTATATTATCACCATCGTTGTTGAACACAATTATAGGAGATACTACAGAAATAAGTGTAGACGTATTACCTCATAACGCAAGTAACAAAACAGGTATTTGGAGTACTTCTAACAATTCGGTTATAAGTATTACTCAAGACGGAATGGTTACAGGAATAAGTGAAGGAACTGCTACAATTACATTTACTAGTAATGACGGTATGATTACAGATACAACTGAAGTTACTGTTACAGAAACAGAGGAAAGTAACGATAATGATAAATTGTCAAAAAAATATAAAATAATAATAATTTCAAAATAATATGAAACAACATAATACCCCTGACGAACTGCTTAATTTAGCATTAACTGAAGATGTTAATATCACAAGCAATGTAGAAGGTAGAGGAGTAGTCACAGATATTCTTTACAATCCCGAAACAAAACAATACGTAACACCTTCGAATTATGCAGAATATGGTACGATGTGGGGAAAAACTGTAGATAAATTTGAATATAAAATTTCTTGGAAAGACTCTAAACTCATAAACTATTTAACGATAGGAGGTGCTTACAAAAATCAGCCTCAAGAAACAACCAAATGGCAAATTTCATATACACATAATAACGAAACCAAAGTTATAAAAGAAGGTATAGGTGGTTGGATTAATAATGGCATATTTGAGTGGAAAAGCGAAGACTTACAGCCTATATTAGCAGATGTCATTACCATAACCATATATGCTTCTAAATCTATCCATTTAAGAGGAAGGGGAGCATATGCAAAAGGTGAAGACGATAGTAGTACAACACCAAAAGCGTTGTTAGTTCAACTACTTCCTTATGAGAAAGAGGTAGTAGAAGAAACACCGACAGATACATATCATGAAGAGATTCGAAAATTAATCTCATTATTGGAGGATAAAATAAATGTATCGGAAAATGCTTATGATAAAATAAAAATTATAGTGATTGAACCCTGCGAAGGATAATTAATCATTATTTAACAACGAAGAGGATATTAGAAATAGTATCCTCTTTTTTTATAAATAGAACGATAGTTAAAATTTATTACTTTTGTAAAAACAATAAAATATAACTATGATTTCACACATTAGAAAAATATCCGTAGGTAAAGACTATCCTGACGGAGCTATCCATTATCAAGTAGGTAAGACAATGAGGTTACAACACGTACCTTATGAAATAGCAGAAATTAGAGTAGCCACAGAAAAAAAATATGAAGATAAGGTAGCATATCACATATTCATTCAGAACGAGGAAGGTAAGGTATATTGGAAAACTATTGTAGACATGCCTGTGATGATTGAAAATAATATAGACTTCGAATAATATGAAGACGGTGAATTATTTGATTGTGAGTCTCGACAAGGCTTACAATAACGAAACGCAAATTTCCACAGGAGATTCTGTAATTATTAATTCTACAATAGAATCAGCAGATTATGTAAACAGAGTTGCTACAGTTGTGGCTGCCCCTGATTTCACAATACTTCAAGAAGGAGATAAGGTTATAGTACATCATAACATATTCAGATTAAGGAATGACATTAATGGAAACGTGGCACCTAGTAATTATTTTATAGAAGATAATAAATATATGGTTCCGTTAACCGAAGTATTCATGTATGATAGAGGAGAAGGGTGGATACCTATTACCCCTTTCTGTTTTGTAGAACCTATAACAAAAGAACAAAAACAAGGCTTCGATTTGTCGTTAGCTGAGAGTACATATAAAGGACGTTTAGAACGTTTGGGTATTATGAAGTATCCGAACGAAGATTTGTTATCTCAGGGTGTAAAACAAGGGGATAAAATCATGTTCACCGAAGATAGCGAATACGAATTTGTAATAGATGGTGTAATTTATTACAAAATGTCCACAAAAGATATTTTAATGAAATTATGAGTAGTGTATTAAGTCAAAAAGATATTGCTAAAGGATTAGATATAATGATAGAAGGGTTGAACTATAACTTCTTCTCTGTGGATGGATCTTCACAAGACGATACCAAAGAAATGGAAGATTTCGTATTGTCTTTAGATCCTGAAAAGATGAAGAAAATTATGGAATCTAAGTCTTCATCGTTTGGTTCTGCTAAGAATATTCTTAATAGATGGATGTCTTCTCCTAATGCACCCAAAAAAGAAGTAGCTAGAGATTATATAGAGAGAATTGTATATGCCGGTGATTCAGCCCTTGGTGTTTTAAGGAATGCTTATTTAATGGATATTGATTATTCAGATCTTGAGGCACATAAGCATTCTTCTGCCATTAGTGCCAAACCTTTAATTTTTGAATCTATTTCTAACTTAGAACATGATCTTAGGGAATTACGAGAAAAATTAGAATCGGATGATCTTTCTTTAGAAGAAAGAGAATTTAGAGTAGGATATCCTGAAAGGTTCGGTAAAGGTGAGTTTTATTCACCAAAAAGTTATCATAAGGATTGGTTTAATGAAACAGACGACGCTGTTAGAATATGTCCTTTTTCTACGTCGGGTGAAATTATAACATTAGAAAACTTAAACATACAGTTACCCGAAGTACCTAAAGATAAGTCGAAGATATTATTTTCAGATTTACCGAAAGAAGAACAATATTGGAGAAGGTTAGAAGTACCTTATGGTATAACACCCGAAAACAAAGACCTTTGGGATGACTACATAAAAGAAGAGTTCCGAAGAAGAAGAGAAGGCATTTGGTTTATGAACAATGGTAAACCTGTTTACTTAACAGGTAATCATTACTTCGCATTACAGTGGTGTAAGATGTTAGACACCGGTGGGTACATGGACTATAGATATGCACAAATGAAAATGTTCTATCATTTAGAAGCTTGTGTTGTAGACGAAAGATGTTTGGGTCAACTATTTGTTAAGTCTAGACGTACAGGTTTTACATACATTGTGTTGTCTATAATGTTGAATGCTTCCACAGGTACTAGAAACAATAACTTCGGTATTACTTCTAAGTCTGACGCAGATGCTAAGAAAGCATTCTTGAAGTACAGATATATGCTTTTAAACTTACCTTTCTTTTTCTTACCGTTGATTAAAGGTAAACTCGATTCACCTAAAGAATTTGAATTCGCTAGTCCTTTAAATAACACAAAGGCTTCTAAGAAATCGAAGAAGATAAGTACAGATGAATATTTAAACAACCTTGTTGACTTTCAACCAACCAAAGATGACTCTTATGATGGACAAGCCATGTTCATGTATTTAGGAGATGAGGCAGGTAAATGGAAGAAACCTAATGATTACATTAATCACTTTGGTCAAGTTTCCCCTACAATGTTAGAAGGTGGTGAGGTTGTAGGTACAGCCTTTATTGGTTCTACAGTTGGAGCTATGGCTAAAGGTGGAGAACAGTTTGAAAAAATGTACATTGCTTCAGACGTGACAAAACGCAACCCTGTTACACAAATGACAGCATCAGGGCTATATAGTTATTTCTTACCTGCTCAAGATAACATGTCTTCTTACACAGATAAGTACGGATATTGTCATATAGAAAAACCAACAAAACCTACCAAAAACATTAAAGGTAAGATAATTAGGGTTGGTGCTTTAGAATATTTGATAGCACAAGAAGATGCCAAACGACAAGAAAGCGATAGAGCATTAAACGAACAATATAGAGCCTTCCCTAGAATTATAGAACATGCTTTCCGTGATGAATCAGGTGAAGGAGTGTTTAATAAAATCAAACTATACGAACAAATAGAAAACAATAAAAAATTAGGAGAGGAACAAAAGTATACAATAGGTAACTTTGATTGGAAAGATGGAATTAAAGATGGTGATGTAGAATTTTTCCCTAATCCTAACGGTAGATTCAAAGTGTCATGGATGCCTAGTGCTGCCACAGGCACTGCTCACTTACAAAATAGAATTAGAAAAGATGGAAACGGTAAGTTTTATCCACTCAATACAGAATGTGTTAGGTTTGGATGTGACCCGTTCTCATACAAGTCTACACACGGTAAAGGGTCAAAAGGGAGTATACATGGAAAAACCGTAACTTTGCCGGAGGGAGGTGCTCCTTCTAACAAGTTCGTTGTAGAATACATTGCTAGACCTTCTGACGAGACTATATTTTTTGAAGATGTTATAAAAGTTATTAAATTTTATGGTGCTCCAATATTGATAGAGTCTAACAGAATGGATTTGTTAAGACATATGTATAATAGAGGATATAGAGGTTTTGTAATGGATAGGTTAGACAGACCGAAATCTAAATTAAATCCACAAGAAAAAAAGTACGGTGGTCAAATGATGTCGGGTCAGGATATATTAGATTCTCACATGAATGCCATAGGTACATGGATACAAAACTATGTAGGCGTTTACAATGACGACAAAAGAATGATCAGACCTCTTGGTGAAATGGGGGACATGCCTTTTAATGAAACATTAACAGATTGGCTGAAGTTCGATCCTGACAAAAGGACAGAATATGATGCCACAATATCTAGTGGTTTATCAATAATGGCTTGTCAAAAAGAAAAATATCGTGGTAAACAGGTAACTAAACCAACGATTGATATTTCACAAATGTTACCTAAATTTAACAACAAAGGATCATATAGTAAAAAATTATAAACATGGCATTAAAGAAAAAAGAAGTTTTTTCGTTCACAGGTTTCCCTGATCAATTAGCTTCAGACGAAGAAAAAAAATTAGATAGCTTTGGGCTACAAATGGGTAAAGCCATAGAACAAGAATGGTTTTATAGACAAGGTAGTGGAAAATGTCCGTATTATGACAAACGAGACAAGTTTCACAAACTACGTATGTATGCTAGAGGAGAACAAGACACGAAGATTTATAAAGACTTAATGAATGGTGGAGAGAATCCATCATATGCCAACTATGACTTTAGACCACTTCAGATCATACCGAAGTTTGTAAAGCTGATAGTGAACCAAATGACAGAAAGACTTTTTGATGTCAAAGCAGAAGCTGTCGATAAGTTTTCTACAGACCTTAAGGACGATTATAAAAAACATTTAGAGAAAATGATATTGGCTAAACCTGCTCGTCAGAAAGCCAAAGAAATGTTAGGTGTGGATATAACTCCTCAAGATGGTAGCGAATACCCTGAGACCAAAGAAGAGGTTGATTTGTTCATGCAGTTAAAATATAAACCTGCCATTGAAATAGCAACAGAAGAAGCCATCAAGTTTACATTAGAATTAAACGACTACAAAGAAACACAAAGTAGAGTCATCGAAGACATTACTAGCATTGGTATGGGTGCCATAAAACACACCACAGATCCGTCAAAAGGAATTGTGGTTGATTATGTAGACCCTGCTTCTTTGGTACATGCTTATGCTACAAACAGAAACTTTAAAGATGTTCATTATTATGGCGAAGTGAAGAGAATAACAATCATGGAATTAATGAGGATTTCTAATGGTGCTTTCGATAAAGAAGAACTTAAAGAAATGACCACGGCTAGTAAAGATTGGTATGATTATCATGGTATCAATGGTGACGACACTCGCGATATCAATAATACTATGGTTGATGTATTGTTCTTCACTTTTAAGTCTACTAATACTCTGTCTTATAAGAAAAAGTATAATGACAACGGTGGTTTCAAAATGATAAAGAAAGAAAGTACCTTTAAAAAACCTAACGACAAATACGGTGGTTACGACGCTACTAAAAAAGTAATAGATGTTTGGTACGAAGGTGGTTTAGTATTAGGTACATCTAAGTTATTCAATTATAAATTGTGTGAAAACATGATTAGAAAAGAAGGATTTCTTAACATTACAGCACCTAATTACATTTGCTACGTACCTGAATTATATCAAAACAGATCTAAAAGTTTGGTAGAACGTATTATACCATACGTAGACCAAATGCAACAAATACATATCAAGTTACAACAATTAATCGCTAAAGCTAGACCGAATGGTATATACATTGATGTAGCAGGTCTTAATGAAATACAACTTGGTGACGGTAATGTATTGACACCATTAGAAGCTGTAAAGATTTATGACGAGACAGGTAACGTTTTAGGTACTTCTGTTACACAAGAAGGTGAATATAATTATGGAAGAGAACCAATCAAAGAACTTAAAAACGGAGTTGTTGACGGATTAGATCGTCTAATCAATGCTTACAATCACTACTTAAATTTAGTAAGAGATGCTATTGGTATCCCTCAAGGAGCAGATGCTAGTACACCTCATCCTGACATGGCTGTAGGAGTTCAACAACAATTAGCCATTAATTCAAATACTGCCACTAGACACATTTTAGATGGTGGTTTGAATATGACAGAACGTTTAGGTAAAGGTTTAATTCTACGACTGAAGGATATCTTCATGTATTCTGATTTAAGAAACGTGTACATAAATGCTATAGGTAAAATCAATATGAAGAACCTAGAAGCAATTAAAAAGTTACACTTACATGATTTAGGTATCAACATTCAATTGAAGCCGGACGTTGAAGAAAAACAATACTTAGAGAAGAATATTGATCAAGCATTAAGTAAAGAATCCATAACTGTAGATGATGCAATTGATATTAGGAATATTAGTAACATTAAGTTAGCTAACGAATTGTTGAAAACTCGTAGAATGAGAAGACTCAGAGAAAAACGAGAACATGAAAAAACCATGGAGAAAACAAGATCTGAAGGACAATTAAATGTTACCAAAGCAGCAGCTCAAGCTAAAGCTCAAGAAATTCAAATGAAAAAAGAAGCCGACATCGAAGTAATTAATGCTAAATCTCTTGCTAAAAAAGAAGAATTAGAGAAGGAAGCAGAAGTTAAGAGTGGTTTAATGAGACAAGAGTTTGATTTCAATATGCAGTTACAACAAGGTCAAGTGAAGGTAGACATGAGTAAAAGTAAGTACTTAGAAGACCGTAAAGACAAGAGGCAAGATCGAGGTAACACTCAGGATTCCAAGAAGATAGAGCAAAGAACGTTCAACAAACCTGCTCAAACATTTGAGTCTTCAGAAGACAACATATCAGGTAATATAGAACTAGGAGAAATGGAACCGAGTTAAAAAACGACTATAGTTAAAATTTATATATATTTGCATTATTATAAATAAAATCAATTACAATGGGACAATTAAGTATGAAATTTTCAGGAGAAGATGGAGACGCTAATCACGGATTAGATCTTTCTTCTTTAGAAAATAATCCAAATTATAAACCGGAACCAACAGAACCTGTAGAACCAAC